AACTAATCGTTTGCATTGTCATTAATTAAAAGGTGGATTAATAGTTTACCGACATTAGCCATAAATAGGCTAAATAATACAAGCTGTGCTACTTGTAAAATTGTGCTAAATGTTTCCATAATTGTTTTGTTTTAGATCCTAAAGATATATAAACAATTTAAAACAATTGTAAATATTTAAAAGTATTTTGTTAATTTTTTGTTAACGTCCATATATTAGTATTAAGTATATTAGTAGATAGTATTTAACTAATAATTTAATATTATATTAATAATACTATATTATAGTAGTAACTAATATTACTAATTTAATTAACTTACTATATTATAGTAGTAGTGTATATTAATACAATAGCCTAAATGGTTTTTAGCTTTTGCGTTTGAGTGCCTTACCAATCATTAAATATTAATACCTAATTTAGCGGACACACATACCAATAAACTAACCAATGAATAAGACACACAGACAGCCAATAATATATATTATGTTAAATAGCAACCCCCTACCCTATTTTTTAGCGTAGATAATAGGGGAGAGCCCTTGTGCCCCCCAATATTCTGATATAAAACAATGATTTTAACATTTTTAAACATTTGAGATGAAAGATACTTATGGTAAAAAAGATTACACGTGTAAATGCGGTACTGTAACTGATGGATACGTTTGGTTTAGTCAAATCAAGACTATTCAGTTTGAATGCACTAATTGTGGCAAGTGGTTAGGATATGATAACCTAGAGAAGAAGGTTACTAGTATAGTTTCAATACGCACACCAACAAAGAATAGATAATATGAACGCACAATTCAAAGAAATAGCTAAAGAAGCTTTCATTATAGCTTATAAGGAGAACTTTGGCAATATCACCATATCATGTGAGGCTTCTGGAGTCGGTAGAACGCAGTATAAGACTTGGTTGAAGGATGATGCTGACTTTGCTAAGAGATTAGCTGAAATCGAGCCTGAGGAGATAATGCTTGACTTTGGCGAACAAAAGCTGATGGAGAGGATTGCTAGAGGTGATACCTTAGCTACTATGTTCTTACTGAAGACTAGGGGCAAGAGAAGAGGATATATCGAAAAGACTGAGGTTAGTCATGAAGGAGATGTGGTTAAGCAAATTACAGTCAACGTAGTTAAACCGAATCAAATTGGAGATATTATGAAACAAATAGACGGAGATGAGCACAAAGCGTTACCTGAAGGTGAGATAATCAACTTTGATACGCAAACTGAGCCAGGAATGGTCGTACCTGCTTACAAGGCTGGGGAAAGTGATGAAATCCCACTTTACAACCATGATAAAGGCGAATTATTGGATATTAATGAAGACGGTGAGTATGAGGAGTAGCTACAATGCATCTATTTGGCATTTTAAGGCGATTCTACGGCTTTTAACCCTATGTGTAGTACTATGTATCCATTTTGGAATTGAAAGGCTTAAATGGGGCTTAAAATAGCAAAGTGTATAGACACCCCCTACCTTCCTATAAAACCAAAAGTTTTCTATTAGTAAACTTCCATCCTATTTTTTAAAATTTTTCCTATGAACGTTACCACAAACGTAGTATTCGAAGTTCTGCAAAACTCACAAAAGAGAATATCCATCATGCAAGGTGGAACAAGATCGGGTAAGACATACAATGTAATTACTTGGTTTATCGTAAAACTACTTCAAGAGAAAGGAAAGACGCTGACAATATGTCGTAGCTCACTTCCATCCATCAAAGGTTCGGTTATGCGTGACTTTGTTGAGATATTGTCTAAGTATGGGCTTTATAGCGAAGAAAAGCACAATAAGACCGATAACATTTACTTTTTGGGTGGAAATGTCGTAGAGTTTGTTTCTACTGACCAACCGCAGAAGATTAGAGGGCGAAAGCGTAATTATCTGTTTATAAACGAGGCGAATGAGGTAAACTACGAATCTTGGATGCAGTTGTCCCTTCGTACAACCGAAAAGATAGTAATTGACTATAACCCTTCGGATTATTACTCCTGGATTTACGATAAGGTCGTTCCAAGAGAAGATGCGGACTTTACGATTACGACTTACCTAGACAACCCTTTTTTAGAGAAGGGCATCGTGGATGAGATTGAGAGGCTTAAGGCAGCCGACCATGAATACTGGAGAGTTTATGGTTTAGGAGAGAGAGCAATATCCCAAGCGACCATTTATACGCATTGGAAACGTAGACGCAACTTCCCTGATGGCGGAGATGTCTTTTACGGACTTGACTTTGGATTTAACAACCAAACAGCCCTTGTTAGGGTTAAAAACTTTGATGGCGAGTTGTTTGTCGACCAATTAATCTACGATACAAAAATGTCAACGGCGTTACTAATTGATAGGATGAGGTCACTAGGACTCGATAGAAATTCTGAGATATTTGCTGACCCTGCTGAACCGAAAACCATCTCGGAGGTGAATAAGGCAGGATTTAACTTAAAGAGTGCTATTAAGGATGTTTATGCAGGTATTAACAAGGTTAAGTCATTCCCTATACACATCAAATCAGAATCGTTGGATTTACTTGATGAGATAAAAAACTACAAGTGGAAGACCGATGCGGATGGCAACACACTTGATGAACCTGTGAAGTTTCGAGATCACTTAATGGACTCTATGAGGTATGCCATATACACAAAATATGCGAAACCAAAAAGAGGGTGGGTTGTATAGCATAAAAATTTGTTACTTTTGTAAAAATAATATATAGCGTGAATTTAACGGACATACTAAAGGCAGCTAACCCTTTTAAACAAAAGGCAGCACCAAAGGTGACTTTCAACAATATTAACAAACCATTTGCGGATTTAGGAGGTTTATTAGTTGGTAGAACACTTTACCCAGAATTAGACCAGCAAAAATTTGTACTTGACTATAAAAACAATAGTGAGGTATATGCTATCATCAAACGTATCTCTAAAACTGTATCTACTGTTCCTTTCTATGTTTACCAAATAAAGAACAAGAAAGAGCTTAACAGATACAAAGCAATGCTTGACAATGCTACAAGCACAGCAGATATTGCAAAAGCGGAGTTAGTTCGAGTAAAAGCGGTTGCTGAGATTGCTGATTCCGAATTAAACACTTTGCTAGAAAAACCAAATGAATATCAATCATTCTCTGAATTTATTGAGAGTGCTATAGGTTATAAACTAATTACAGGTAATACTTACATATGGGCAAATAGACTTTCCAATGGTAAGGTTGCTGAACTTGTTACACTCCCATCTCAATACGTTGCCATTATTTCTGATGGTACAATAAATGGGGTTGAAGGTTATTCTTTTACGCTAGTTGGATGGGATCAATTAGATGCGAAAGACGTAATCCATCTAAAATACTTCAACCCTTACTTTGATACTAACGGACAACAGCTTTACGGCTTGAGTCCTCTACAAGCTGCATATAGAACTGTACAACGTAGCAACGATGCTAAAGATACATCAGTTGGTATGTTACAGAATCAAGGACCTAAAGGTATCTTGTATGCTGATGAATCAAATGACTTTGGTCCTGAACAAGCAGGTAAGTTAAAAGAAGATTTCTACAATCAGTACGGAACTAAGAACAAGATTGTACAAAATGCTGGACAGATTTTAGTTGCAGGTGCAAAACTTGGATGGGTTAACATGGGATTAAGCCCTGTAGACTTGCAGTTATTAGAATCAGAGAAAATTACACTTAGAGAACTTTGTAATGTTTACGGAGTGAACTCTGCGTTGTTTAACGATCCTGATAACAAGACTTATAACAACATGAAAGAAGCTAAGAAGGAAATGTTGACTCAAGTAGTTCTTCCTGAATTAGTAGCACTTCGTGATGCTTTCAATAGATTCTTTGCTTCAGAAATTGGTCAAGGTTACTACATTGATTTTGACTTGACAGTATTCCCAGAGTTACAAGAGGACATGAAAGAGCTTAGTGCTATCCTTTCTCAATCTTGGTGGATTACTCCAAATGAAAAGAGAGCAGCTATGCGTTATGATACTGTAGAAGATGAAGTGATGAACGAAATCTTTATACCAGCAGGTTACTTGCCAATAGATGAGCTAACCATGTTACAAGACCCTAGAGATGCACAACAACAAGGTGATTATAATTTGCCTCCAGTAAAATAGATGCCAAAAATACTTTATCCATCACAGCAGTTTGCTTTGCAACAAAAGATTGCAAGGAAGTCAATAAGAGAGTTTCAGCCTAAAATAAAAGAGGCTTTACAAGCTGACTTTGATAAAGCTGCTCAAATGGTTGAGGCATTAGGGGTAGAACAAACGGCAAATAATCGTGTAGGTTTTTTTACTGGCGATAAGATTAATAATATTTTACGAACTTTGTATGAATCAACTGGCGGTTATACTGCTATGAGATACCAAGAGATGTTTGAAAAGAGTAAGAAAGCGGAAGAGATTGACCTTGATCCTTTAAACATTTTGGATGAGTGGTTAGTATTTATGTTAACGTATTGGGTCGGCATTAGTGGACTAAAGATGTTAGGCATAGAGAATACTACTGAAAACGAAATAGCTCGTATATTAGCAAATGTTGTAAAGTTTGGTCGTGAGAATGGATTGTCACAAAGCGAGGTTAATAAGTTGGCAATACAAACTCTGAGAGAAGGGAAGATAAATAACGCAAGGAGTTTACTAATAGCAAGAACTGAAAGCCATCAGGCATTAAGTACAGGTGCTATGGGTGCGGTGAAGTTAGCAGGTGTTCCAGTATTAAAACAATGGATAGCTGCTGAATATCCAGCTAAGAGTGGTAAGCCAAGATTATGGCATAGGGATTTAGATAGACAAACGAATCCTGACAACAAAGGTGTAAGAATCCCTGTTAATCAACCATTCCTAGTAAACACTCCTGACTATGGACTAATAGAAATGCAATATGCACATGATGCGGCAGGGTTAGCAGTAAATAACTGTAACTGTAGATGCTGCACAGTGTATATAGCTTAAATAAAAAATATGAGTAACTTTTATAACAAAAAAGCGGTAAGTGGAGCTCCAGTAGATATGGAGGACGGTAGCAGAATTATCACTGTCTACTATTCTGCGTTTGGTAATGTCGACAGCGATGGCGATGTTATTGTACCAGGTGCATTCACAAAAACCCTAAAAGAAAACGGACCTAATGCCAAGAATAGAATCTGGCATTTATTTAACCATTCAACCGAGAAGCCAATTGCTAAACCATTCGAGATGATGGAAGATGGATTTGGCTTAAAGGCTAGAGTAAAGATGCCTAATACAACATTAGGTAACGATACTTATGAGTTGTATAAAGAAGGTCATATCACAGAACATAGCATCGGCTTTCAGACTATCAAGTCACAAGCAAAGTCGGGCTATAACGAAATCAATGAAATTAAATTGTTTGAGGGTAGTTCAGTATTGTGGGGTGCAAACGCAAATACACCAACAGTAGGAGTGAAGAGTCAAATAAAGTCTGTTCTTGTAGATGAGATGGGCAAAACTATCAAGTCTTTAAGAAACGGTCACTTTACTGATGAAACATTTGAGCTGTTAGAACTTAAACTTAAGCAGTTACAACAATATCTTGCTGAAATGGAAGACGAAGAATCAGTCGACCCTGAAGAACAACCGCAAACATCTCCTGAAGGCGAAGT